ACTCTTTTTGTCGTCCAGTAACAGGATCAATTGGAATATTTGGCGATTTACATTTCCGTAAATCATGCAGGCCAAAAATTTCCAATATGATATTGAATCCCATGTGTTTGCATGTTTGACATGTTTTCATTTCCCCTCCAGCCAATCAAGTGCAGCGTTAGCGGTAGCCTGGCCATGCTTGCCAAGCCGTGAATTGTCGAACACTGGGCGCGGTGTGGCGCGGCGTTCTTTCAGTGGATACAGGTCAGTCCAGCCGTTTGCAGTGGACTGGTCAAGGATGGCAGCAATGTCGTCGCCATTCGCCATAAACGCAGCCAGTGCGTCTATCTTCAGCTTAATTGCGCGGTCTGTCATTACGGCGCGTTTTTTTTTGCGCATTTCGCAGTAGCCGTTCCATGCGTCTTGCGGCAGCCAGTCTGGCAGGCTGATGTTGTCGTTGCTCATACTATACCGCCTCTATAGTTTAATTTTATCTTTCACCCAATCGCCCCCTAACCCCATAGATGGAGTAAGAGAGGATTGGACGTCACCCCTGATAAACAGGACTCCTGCCAGCTACGGATTACTACCGTATGCCCTAGGCCGCAGGATTCACGCCAGCCCGAGAGGTTTTAGGAATTGCACCTTGCACGATGTTCTGTGCGCTCTCTGCCCTCTTCTTCCACGCAGCCGGGTTCAGCTCTTACTAACGTGTGGAGTACGACTTGCTTGACGGTACAGGCGAAAAAAAAAGCGCTTCACCTAGGAACCTCCAGAAAAATCTGGTTGGCGGCCCGGAACAGTTAAAACCGGGAGATTCCTATGTGAAACGCTTCTTCAACTGTTTTTGTGCCGCCAAGCACGTAAGCAAAATCCTACACCATGTCAGTATTTCCTGCAATATACATTTCCTACAATCTGCTGATTAGCGGAAAAACCACAGCACCACGGCTACCAGAAAGTAGCAAATCGTGCCCCAGCCAATGAGCGCCAGCACAATCAGGCCGATGGCGACAATTGCGTACCCGAAGGCGAAAGCCGCTACCAGCAGCAGGCAGATGGTGTTGATGAATTTAGCAACCATAATTTCCTCCGAGTGTTCATGTGGTCTTTGTGAATTGTTTGGGTATAATGAGCGCAGATAGCCAATTCTGAGGGCCTACTTTACTCAATCGCTTTACCTTCTTGCGCAGCCGATCCTTGGCAAGCTGCAATTCGCGCCGACCATCTTTGACAGCTTTGGCGCGGCATTTCTTCTGGCGCTCAGCGGTTGTGGTTGGCTTTAGCTTGCATGGTTTATCCTTGCCAGGCCCCGCGAAGTAGACTGGCAAGTGCGGCCCACAACCGTCCGATCTAACCCAGCCGCCCACGTAGCACCACTTAGCCTCATGCATTGCTTTCAGCGCCCTAGTAACCGATGACCTTGAGATGTACGTTTTCTCTCGCAGCTCAGTTCTAGTAGCTGGCATCGCGCGTAAAAGGCGCTCGCAGGGATCGCGGAGTGTCATGGCTAGTTCCGTAGCTCAGCCCAAGATAAAGCCATCTACAGCTCGGCGGTGTAGCAACGTGGCCAATACCAGCGTTTCATGCAGACTTGACGGCATGTGCAACTCAAACTGGTTTTTTCTCGTCACGATGACAGCGGCGGCGTTCACCTCGCCAGCGTCTACGGCGTCGGCCAGCTCACGCAAGATATGCGAGAAACCTGGTGCGAGGTCGTTATCCTTATTGCGGAAATTTCCTTCGATGATTTTCATGATTGCAACTCCTTCAATTTTCGTTTGTAATACGCCTCGATTGCCTCAACCTTTTCCCTTGTTCGCTTAACTGGCGGATGCCAACCCTCTAGCCATTCGACGCGTTCAAGGCCTATTTTTTTGATGAGCGCCTTGCGATATTCAACAATATTTCCTCCTTTGTCTTTGTTGCAGGGGCGAGCGCATTGTAGGTGTATGTTGTCTTCTTCAAATCGCAAAGTTCGGTTAGCCCCTACACTGATGAAGTGGCCGGCGTTCCACTTATCAGCATCATGTCTGCCGCAGGATATGCAGCCTTTACCGGCGTCACGCGCTCGGATGTAGGCGTTACAGGCGCGCTCGGCTTTTTTAAGGAAATACTCAAGTGGTTCTAGCTCAAGCAACTTTGATTTCGTCTCGGCCCTTTCCTGGCGCTGCTGCTTCGCCTTCTGCTTCGCTACGCGCTTCTCAGCAACGACTAAACCACAATGCGGGCTACACCATGTCTCAAACCCACGAAACGGCAGGAAAGGCGTTTTACAGGCTTGGCAGAGGCGCTTACGTGGCCCGGCAGGCGGCTTTTGCTCCTTTGGCTTAAATGCAGTACGCTTTAGTGGTGTTTTGCGCTCAAGGCTCATTCATTCCCCTCCGAGAAGTTCCCATGCTGTGGCTGCTGCATAAGGGGCTTGCCCGTTTCCAATGGCTGTAAGGCGCTCCATAGAATTGGCCACCCCATCATGGCTTCTACACACGAAGGGCAGGGACTTCCTTTGAAAAGCGTCGACAAGGCTATCTGCTTCCCGATACGCATTCTTCTCTGAACTGAAGGGCCAAACCACTCGCCTCGTGATCTGTTGTCCGATGCCAGTGGAGTTGGCAAATATCCAAATTCGCTCTCTTTGATGGGGGGCGCCGGCGGATGAAGCTCCGATAACTCCCCATTTCGCATCAAACCCCATCGAGGCAAGATCAGACAAGACTCGTGCAAGTCCGTTATGAGCGAGATTTGGGCTATTTTCAATGAAGACGAATCGCGGTCGTATTTCGCCAATAATCCTTGCCATTTCAAACCAAAGTCCGGATCGCTTTCCCTCGAGTCCAGCTCCCGAGCCTGACGAGCTGAGGTCCTGGCATGGAAACCCGCCCGAAACCACGTCAACAATTCCTCTCCAAGGCTTTCCATCAAAGGTACACACGTCATCCCAAACTGGGAAAGTCGGGAGTGTTCCGTCGTTTTGTCGGGCCAATAGAACTGATCTGGCATAGGCGTTGTATTCGACGGCACAGATTGTTCTCCATCCGAGCAAGTGACCGCCGAGGATTCCTCCTCCGGCCCCTGCGAAGAGCGCGAGTTCTCGTAATCCTTCATCATTGCGTTGCTGATTGACCATGCCATTCATGCACCCACCTGACGAGCAGAGCCAAAGAAATCACGCGGCAGCGCGAGCGGGTCAGACTTCATGCCGCAGTCCGTGGCTTTTACTACGCGACGCTTTTCTTGCATTTCAGGCGCCCCTTTCTTCGCCGCCGCACAGCCATGCACATAGACGCCAAGCGGCTCTTGACTTGGTCCGCGCAGGTAAAAGTTCACAATACATAAGCCTCGAGATTCGCTGTTTTCTTCCTGTTCAATGAGGACGTGACCGCTCTCATTCATTTTCATTAACCATTGAAACATTGCAGTTCTACTGAAGCCGAGTTCTGCTTCAAGCTCGTTCATGTCGACGCGGCCATGACTTTCGATGTAGGACAGCATGCTAATGCGACGCTGGTGGCTTTGTTGCTGAATCTGCTGGCGCGTCATACCTGCCGTACTGTGCTTTTGTGCGGTGGACATGATTATTTGCTCCTTGGGTAGCAGGTTGAATGAATACTCGCCATCTTCAGCAAGAGCGTGCGGCCACGGTCATCGCTGGCTTTGAACATGGCTACCAGCTGGATAATCTGCGCATTCAGGTCAGGCCCGGCTGGCTTGTCTGTGGCGCGGCGCTGTTGGGCTGCGGCATTTTGAAGTGCAGCTGCTTCGCTCGGATCAATGGTTTTCATGATGCGTCTCCCTAGTTTTCATTAGGACAAGCACTGAACAAGACGCCCAGCGCTGCGCCGAATGCTTCTATGGCGGTCAAGTACTCGGCAAATCCTTTGACCGTCAACTGCGTACTACTACCAACTAAAATTCGCTCTCCGCCCGGGTCATATGTCCACTTTACGTAGCCTTCTTTGCAGCGCTCAGGGTCATATTCCTCCGGAAGCAATTCGCGTTTAAAGTACTCGTGCCAAACCTCGGCGCTGTGCTGCTTGCCGTCTACCCATGCTTGTTCCGCGATATCTCGAAGCGGGCCTGCCCACATGCGGGCATTAGCATCAGGGCGTCGCCCTTTGATTTGCTCGCGCACTACGATTTCCAAAGGCTGCGCAGAATCAAGGGGCAGGTTGCGCACCACATTGAGCAAGTTCTCCCGCACGCGCTCATCACGAAGCAAAAACTGACGGGTTACATATCTGCTGCGCATCACGCACCATCTGGCGGCATTAATTTATCGATCTTAGACAGCGACCATGAAAGGCGTCTCTGCACCGTCAAAATTGTTTCCGCTGAAACGTGTTTTCCTTGGCGGATTTTTGAGATGACGGGTGGGCGCAATCCAAGAAGACGACATAGTTGCGCATCGGTCTTTAGACCATATTCTTCCCTTATTGCATCCAGCAAAACATGTGGCTTGTTTGGTTCAGAATTCATAATATTCCTTTCGTTGAGTACAGATAAAGCATAGCACAGTAGAATCGCCACGGCAATAAAAAATTGTGCTTGCAACGGAAATGAAACGCGTGTAAAGTTTGAGTCATCGGCAGCAGCAACAACTCGGAGAACACAATGAAACCACTATCCAAAGCCCAGCTTGAGCGCATCGCAAAGAACAGAGGCGTGCCTCAAGCGGCAGGCGTGGACTTCACGCGAGGGCATAAAGTCAAGCCGGTGCGCGCCGCTGTTCCGAAATATCTGGAGGGCGTTCTCGGCTTGAGCAAATCGAAGTAATTCAACCACCACAAAGAAGGAGAAGTGCAATGCAACCACATCAACAACGAGTAGTAGAAGAGAAAGCCGATCTGGACGTTAAAGTCGCGGCACTGCAAAAGTTCATCAAGCAATCGCCACACTTCGACACGCTGGATATCGGCGAGCAGTGGCGCCTGACAACGCAAGCCCACATCATGGTTCAGTATTCGGCCATCCTCGGCGAGCGCATCGCGGCCTTCACGGAATAATCTTCACCGAAAACAGCAACACCCATCCCCGGCCCCGAGCCGGGTTAAGCACTGAGGCAGTACCCACAACCAAACAGGAGAGAAGCATGATTGATATTGATGACGTGGGCGATGGGTTTCTATTCGGAGGCATCATCGTCGGCGTAATTTTCCTAGTCATCTATTTGGCATGGTCTGAGCCAAAAATCGATGACTGCGAAGAGAAAGGCGGCGTTACGGTTAAAAGCAATGGCGATCTTATCTGCGTAGACAAAAGCGCTTTGATCGGGGCTAAAAAATGAACCGCAAAATCACCACTATCCCGCGCTTCTGGTGGGCGCGCAGTCCAGTGTTCATCTTTTACGCTGCTGTGGTATGCGGCCTGGCTGCTGGTGCGATTGTGCTGGCTTATGCGCCTGAGTTTGCGGCTTGGTATAAGGGAGTGATGCTATGAGCGAGTGGATTAAATGCAGCGATAGGCTGCCAGAGATTGACTACAGTGCGCCAGAGTACTCGCGCTATGTTCGTGTATTGGCTGCGAGGGGCGAAACTGTTGTAGAGATGAGCTACGCTAGCAACGGCTTTGCAAAAACTGAAAAAGGGCGCGCTCCACGCTGGGAGCATGCTGGGCGCTTGGCATTCTTTACGCCTACCCACTGGATGCCACTTCCACCACCACCAGAAGTCTAACCCGCTGGCAGTGCCAGCATAGGAGAAGAGAATGAGCAACAAGAAACGTTACATTGCGGTGATTGAGCGCAGCGCCGGAGTGATTATCCCGGTCTTAAAGGGTGGTGATGGCCCTGATTCTGACTGCTTGGCTGTCTGGCCAACGAAGAAGGAAGCCCGAGAAGCAACCGCATATATGCTGCTAGTTCAATCGTTCGGCGTTGAAATTATTGATTTGGATGACGCAGCATGATCACCGCCCAAGAAGCCCTCCGCCAGTGCGTAGAGGCGATGAAGCTGGTTGACTTCAAAAACTGCGCTGAATCCGATGAACTGTGGCACAAGCTCAATGCTGCGCAACAGGTGGCGGAAGAGGCGCTGAAGCGGCCTGAACAAGAGCCGGTGGCGTGGGCAGTTACGTTTGATGGCGAAATTACTGGCAATATCTTTGATTACAAAGAGAAGGCCGAGCGCACGATGATGAATTTAAATAGCAGTCATCCAAGCTTTGAGCGTGCAATTCTGCCGCTCTACGCCGCCCCACCTACCTCAGCACCAGTAGCGACACAGCAGACATTTGCGAAGCGCGACAAGTACGATCACGCAAACTTCCAGCGTTACTCGGTGCAGATGGGCTACCACGATTTTGAACTGAGCCAAGATTCGGACGATGACTACCGCAATCCGAACACGCAGCTTCGCTGGAACTTCTGGCGCGCAAGCCGTGATGCTTTGGGCGTCGCAGCACCGTTAGTGCCCACCGCAATGTCTCAGGTGTTCAAGGGTGCTGATGGCTTGAGGAAGTTGGCCGAGCATAACGCCTTCTGGGAATCGCAACCTTACGGCACGCGCTTGTACTTTGGCGATGGCCTCACCGAATACCTTCACCGCGACGTGCTACGCGCTGCTGTAAGTGATCTGGAGGCTCAGGCCGCAGCAATCAAGATGGCGCGGGCAGCGCTCAACACCGCCGATTACGTCATCAAAGGCCGCGAGCATACGGGCTTCATCCACAACGCTATCGCGGTGATCGATGCCGCAACCAAGGAATAAACCATGAACAACGAAGACCTGCAACAACTGAAGGCGCTGGCTGAAGCCGCGTCTCCCGGCCCGTGGAGTGGCGACCGTTACGATGGTACTGTGAAATATGAGGTGCTTGATGTGAACGGGGCCACGGTAATTCGCGGCGACAACAGCAATATGTCCGAAGGCGGATACGGTATCGAGAATGAAGAAGATGAGCGCTTCATCTTGGCAGCGAACCCAGACACCGTACTCCACCTGATCGCTCGCATCGAATCCCTCGCTGCTGATGCTGAGCGTAAAGACAAGGCTCTAAAGGCATCGCGTGCTGCACTAAAGACCGCCGAATATGCCATTTCTGGGCGCGAGCATACCGGCTTCATCGACACCACAGTTGCAATTATCGACGCGGCTATCGCAAAGGAGAAAGCATGAGCTGCAAACATGGAAATCACGAGGGCGCTTGCGATATCTGCGATGAAGTAGACGCGGCATATGAATCCGGCTTAGCTGCTGGTCGCGCCGCTCCCTCAGTCGCCAGTGGGGCGCAAGAACTGCCGCCGCTGCCGCCACAGAAAAATCTCGGTGCGCCCGGAGTCTATGGCTGGACTGCCGAACAGGTTCAATCCTATGCCCGCGCCGCCATCGCTGCACAAGCGAAGCCAGTGGATATGAGCGAAGCCGATATGTTGCGCGGGTGGGAAATTGTCAAGGATCGCGGAAACTTCCACTCGATGGCGATCCCAACCGACGCGGCAATCATTGCTTATGGTAGCTACATTCTCGCCAACAGTGCGCCTAACAAGGCGCTGGTAGATAAAGAATGAATACTAAAGTTTGCAGAGGATGCAAGGTTGAAAAGGCATTCTCGGAATTTAAGAAAAAGACGCCTAGCAAAGACGGTCTTGAGGCTCGGTGTCGAGAATGCTTTGCAAAATACTACGAAGCCAATAAGGAGCGCATCAGAACAAGGCAAAGAAAGGCATGGAAAGAATTCTCTATTGCGAACTCTGAAAAGCTTAGGGAGAAGGGAAAAGCCATGTACTCGCAAAGCAAGGAGCAGCGCGCCGAATACAGGAAAGCCTACAAGAAAGAATTTGCTCCAAAAGTACATGCAAAAAGTCTTGTAAAGTCGAAAATCACAAAAGGGGAAATCATGAAGCAACCGTGTGAAAAGTGCGGCGAAGTAAAGGTTGATGCCCATCACGATGACTATGCCAAACCTCTTGATGTGCGCTGGCTTTGCCGTCGCCATCACATGGCCTGGCATGCCGATAATGGCGAAGCGCCGAATGGCCGCGCTGCCCTCAAGGCTGTTGGCGTGGAGGGCGTATGAGCGAATGGAACAAGCTCAGCGAGGTCAAGCCGCTGGAGGGTCAGTATGTGTGGATTGCGATCCTGCACAGATACACGAACGCGCCGCCTCAATATTCTGTTTGCCAGGCGTTCTACTCGTATGGGGATTTCAGCGAAGGCCCGTTTGGTAATACATACCATCGTCCTACTCACTGGCAAAATATTCAACCACCACCAGAGCCACCGGAGTTGCCATGACCAACGAACTAGGCGAGCGCCGCGACCTGAAGGAAGAGCGCGATCACGAAGAGTACCTGGCGATGTGCGATCAGGTGCGCGACGAAATGGTGATGGCGGCTGAGTATGAAGGGTTCCAGCCGAACAGCGGAAATGTTCATCGTGAAGCCATGCGCCGGCTGCGCGAGAAGTACGAAAGTGCTTGCGGCGAGTAAATCTGTTGCGCTGGAAATTGTTTTAAGGTATCGTGCGGGTAACGGTGTCGCAACCGGAGTAATGTAGGGCTGATAAATGATCCGAGCCACTAAGCTTGGGTTCCGTTGGTGAAGTATGGAAATCAGCCCCCATTCTTTGCCTTGCGACCGGAATCCAGACTTAGTGGCTTTTTCTATTTCTGCATCCAAACCGTTCGTGCGCGGACTTGAATCGGTCCCATCGTAAATAGACAGGCCTTCTACCCGGAAGCGTGCCTACCCGAACTTGATGCAGGTATCGGAACAACTGAACGGCCGGCAGTGGTGAAACCCGGCTCTCAGGATCGGAATGCATACCGCTAGGTGGATTGGGATTGGCTGTGTAGTTGTTGCCGTATCTGGATCAAGGTGTACAGCTTGTAGCTCGTTCACCCTTAGCAGAACTATTGGAGAAAGAAATATGCAGATCATGACACGGGAGCGCTACGAACACCTCAAGCGCGACCCGAAACGGAAAGACGAGGTGCGCGACATTTACCATCCTATGCAAGTGTGGGCACCACAGATAACCCAAGCAGAGAGAAAGGAGCGCGAGCAACAAGTAGCAAACGGAATTTTGCCATTCTAGGCATCACAAAACACTAAGGAATATCATGGAAGTCTACAAAGCAATCAATGCGGTACAGGAAGAACTGGCCGCCATTGGCATCAGCAAGTCTAGCAAGAACCAACAGCAAGGGTTCATGTTTCGCGGAATTGATGCTGTCTATAATGCCCTCTCGCCACTCCTGGCAAAGCACAAGCTGCTAATCCTGCCTCGCTGCCTTACGCATGCCCGCGCCGAGCGTGAGACAAAGAATGGCGGCGTTCTGTTCTACGTGACCGTACAGGCTGAATTTGATTTCGTCAGCGCTGTAGATGGCAGCAAGCACACCGTAACGATGTTTGGCGAAGCAATGGACAGCGGCGACAAGGCCACCAATAAGGCTATGTCGACTGCGTACAAATACGCAGCCTTCCAAGCTTTTTGCATCCCTACCGAGGAAACCAGCCAAGACCCTGACGCCGAGACGCACCATGTTGCGCCTAAGCGCCCCAAAGCCGCCGCTCAACAGTCATCCGAGGCACCGGAACCCGATGCTGAAATATTGGCGCAATTCAATGCCGCATCTGACGTTCCGGCATTGACCAAGATAATGAATGGCCTGACCAGCGACCAAAAACGCCTGTACACGGGCGCCTTTAATGCCCGCATGGGCGAACTCAAAAAAGGAGCCTAAGCATGGCATCCGTCAATAAAGTCATCATCGTGGGAAACTTGGGCCGCGATCCCGAGGTGCGCTACATGCCAAGCGGCGACGCGATCACCAATATTGCTGTGGCCACCAGCTACAAGCAAAAAGACCGCAACACTGGCGAGCAGAAAGAACAGACCGAGTGGCACCGCATTGCCTTCTTTGGCAAGCTGGCAGAAATCGCCGGCCAGTATTTGAAGAAGGGTGGCAGCGTGTACGTAGAGGGGCGTCTCGCTACCCGCAAGTACACGGACAAAGACGGCGTGGAGAAATACGCTACCGATATCATCGCCGAGCATATGCAAATGCTTGGTGGAAAGCAGGAGCAATGATGGACCTGAACGCTATTCCCGATAGCGTCCTGCTCGCGCGCGGCAAGTATTCCACTGTCCGCGCCGAGCATGAAGACGCTAAAAAATCGCTGCAGATCCTGTGCGGCAAGCTGACCTCTGCTGGCACTCAGTTGCTTCGTATGGCCCAGCCTGATGGTGATGTGCTAGTCAATGCAGAAAACGTCGCCACTGCCCTGCAAACTGCCCGTATCACGGTTGATGAGATTGAGGCATGCATCGCCTATATCGATTCATTGGCCGCGCAACGTGCTGAACTCAAGCCGATGGCTTGGGGCAAGTAGCCATGAACCCCGCAACCACTCAATTTATCGCATCCCCTGGCAAGTCATGCAAGGGTTGCATATGGGAGGAAGCGCGCAGCACTGTATGCCACGAGGTTGCGCGTGTTGCGGTTAAGGCTGGTTTGCCTGATTGCGAGTACAGCGGCATTGTTTATATTTTGAAACCAGTAGACGAACGCCAGCTTGATTTGCTGGCACAAGGAGAAGGCAAGTGAAGATTCAGATCCAGTTCAAAGACCCGGACGCAATTTACGACATTATCAACGCCAAGCATCCACTGCCAGACGACGAGGACGATATCACGCCTCGTATGGAAAAGGAGCGGGAGGATTTCAGCGACGAGTATTTCGAATACGGCGATTACGGCATGATCGAAATCGACACCAACACGATGGCCGCTCGCGTTTTGCCGCGCAAGGAGTGGAAAGCATGACACTAGCCGATATCATCCAGATGCAAGTAGACCGCCGAAACGGAGTGATGCTTTCTCAGACTAGCATCAACAATCTGATCTTGCATGCTTTGACGCGCGAGTGTGAGGTGCCGAAGCTGCAAGAGCGGATCGAACAACTCGAGCAAGAGCTAGCGCAACTCACAGCAAAACAACAAGGAGAATAACATGCACACCATTGAATCACTAGTACAAGCGCTAGCCAATAAGGATTTGGCGCTGATGGAGCAAACTGAAATCGCGCAGGCAGCACTCCGTGAGCTGGAATCGGCAGCCTCCGACCGAGACCGCTACAAGAAGGCGCTGGAAGACATGCAGTCGCGGATGGGCGGGATGATTATGGAGAAGGCTGCCACCCATAACTCACCCATAACCACCATAACTGAGCAGGCAGCGGTGACGGTGGATAAGCCGGAAATCGAGTCTCTGATTGAAGCCTTGCGTGGCGCGGTAATGAATATAGCTTGCCGCAAAACCATGTCGCACTTCGTAACTGTGGAGGACCGGACGCTATACGCCGAAGGCCACCGCGACGCACGGCACGACGCCGCTGAACTGATATGCAACTTCTCAAGGCGATTCAACGCCCACGCCGCAGCAGTTGCGGCAAAGGCTGTGGCCGAGATGGAAGCGCGCAAGGACGCGGCGTATCTGGAGCGCAATCAGGTAGTGGCGGCGCTGGCGAAATGCTTCCCGTCCGGCGTGGCGCGCACCGCGATTGAAGGCTGGTCGGAAGACTGGCACGGCTGTGTATACATCGACCTGCCAACCGGCCAAGCAAGCTGGCATTTCCACGACTCGCAGGCGTATCTGTTCGATGGCCTGCCGCCGTACACTAGCGCATGGGATGGGCACGACACGCCGGAGAAGTACCGCCGACTCGCAGCCCTTGCCGCCGCCCCACAGCAGCATGCGCAAGCGGCGCTGGGTGATGAGCAGATCGCCGATGTAATCCTGCACCTGATCCACAACCAGCACGAGTTGAACTGGTTTGAAAACAGCGAGCCGTTCAGCAGCGACGAGCATGAGCGCAATGTGCTGATCGATCTGGTGCGTAACTCGCCCATTCCTCGCTCCGCTAGCCAGCAGCCAGCCGCAGCACCTTGGGGCGACGAGAACGCCACGCAACGGCTGCGAAGCATTGTCTCTGCTCTGGGGATGGAATCAGTTGTCCCTGACGGCGACCTGACCGGCTACGAATTTGCCGTACTGGGCATGATCCGCTTGGAAATTGAGCGCCTGAAGGGGCGGGTCGCTGCGCCAGCCGTGCAGGTGCAGGATGAGCGGGCGGCGTTTGAGGCGTGGGCCGATAAGGCGGGGCATCCATTCTATTCTACCGAAGAGGCTTTCGGGGTATGGCAAGCCCGTGCCGCACTCACGAAAGGACAGCAATGAACAACATCAAAACGTGGCAGGAGCGCGGCAACTGGCCCGAAGATTTCGCGCCGGGCTATGACGGCATGCCCGCGTGGGAGGCTGCCAAAGCCGAAATCGCCGAACTGCGCGCCGCTCTCGCATCCCAAGCAAGCAAGGGTGCGGGGGTGCCGGATGATTGGGAAATCCATCGGATCGGTAAGACGATTCGCGTTAATCACCCAGCAGTCGGGCGTGTATTTTTGCCGCACGATTGCAGCGAACCTTCGGAAGTAGTGCTGTACCATTTGGCGGAATCGTTGCTCGCCGCCGCCCCATCGCCAGCACAGGCGCAGCCAGTAGCCGATACCGTGGCGCTGCCGATCTTGCCAGGCTGTCTGGCGGACCGGTTGTACGAGGCCATCAGCATCGCGCACAACCGTGCTGAGCATGCGGGCAGCACCCCAAGAATGCGTAAATGGGATGCCACTCGTGAAGACCTTCGCAAAGCGCTTGCTGCCCAGCCACCAGCCGATGCCGCGAAGGGCAACTGGCCGAAAGACTTCCGCGATGTGATCGCCGGGGCCGAGAAGGCGGCGCACGAACTGGGCCGCGCTGCCGGGATTGAGGAAGCGGCGAAGGTCTGTGAGAACGAGATCGACCCTACGCGGTCATGCTCTTGCTCAGCCTATTCATACTGGCACGCGAAAGCTATCCGCGCTCTCGCCGCCAAGCCAGCGCAGTAAGGTACTATTTCGCTTCACCGGGCCGCGCGGGATTCTGCGGCAAAACTTAAGGAGCCATCATGTGGCCATTTGATATTGCAAAGAAACGCCGTGAACGCGAAGAGGCAGAGCGAAAAGCACGGTATAACTCGCAACCAGCTCGCAGTTACCCAAGTTCTTCGGTGCGCGCCGCGCCAAGTCCGACACCGGCAGACACAAGTTCTGACCTGCTGAACCCGTTGAACATCGCTAGCCCACTCAGCCCTTTGAACCCGATCAACAGCGGCGGCTGGTTCTCGCCAAGCCCTGCACCGTCGCCAGCGCCAGCCAGCGACTACTGCGCACCATCGCCAAGCTATCACAGCAATTCGCATTCCAGCCATGACAGTCACAGCAGCAGTTGCTCAAGCAGCTCCAGCAGCAGCGATTATGGCTCTTCAAGCTCATCCAGTAGCTACGACAGTGGCAGCAGCTCGTCATCTGGCGGCAGTGACTGGTAAGCCGACGCCACCCCGGTCTTTGGGCGGCAACCTATCGATAGGAGCTTCACCATGAAAAGCATCAAAGCAATTGCAGCAGCACTGATCGTCGCCGCGCTGGCGGCATGTGGCGGCACCGCACACGCACAAGCCATCGCCAGCGCCCAAGTCGTCACTGGCCCTTCCACCACCATGGATATCGCCAGCGCACGCTACGTGGACGTCACCCCGGGCGCGCAGACCATCACCGACAGCAAGGGCGTCGTTCACAGCGTGCAGCTGGTTAATCCTACTGCCGTCACCGGCTCGGAAGCCTACCGCGGCTACGCCCCGCTGACGGCCTACAAGGCGATCAACCTGCGCGCCGCAGCCAGCGTCAAGTGCGTCGGCTCGTCTACAGTGGTCGATTGGTACACTGGCGGCGCCGAAGTGATTGCAGATGGATGCGCGCTGCAAAGTCAGGTACAGGCGGTTGCACGGCGTTGATCCGTAAGCGCCAAAGAGAAAGCCCCTTTACGGGGCTTTTTTACGCCACTTTCTTGATCTTTTCGACCGTACGCAAACCGCCAAGACCAAGCATTCCTAGCAGGATCGTACTCATCTCCGTAAAGTCAAATTCAGGAAGCGTGATAGGATGACCAGCCATAGCCATCAATACGACAGCGGACGGGCCTAACACGAATTTGAAGGCAAAAGCGGCACCACATATCCAGCCTATGGCGGGGCGCCATCCTGAAACGAATTACGAAGTGCTAGCAGCCTCAGTCTTGTTCACCTCTATCTGACCAGTAGCAAGCTGCAAGTCAGCGTTGAGTTGTGCCAATTCGCCATTCTGAGCCATCTCCATCAGCTTAAGTTTTGCTTCGTCGGCTGCTTTAGGATCTGGAAATACTTTGTCCAACAAGGTCCCGATCAAGGGGATAAGGGTAGGCCACATCAGAACTCTCCTTTGCGCATCAGATCGGCTAGACGCTGCGCGCGCGCCCCTACTTGTTTAGCCCACATAGAATCGAGCATCTCACCAGCAGCAGCATCAAAGCGGCCAGATTGAGAGTAGATTAGGAATTTTTTGAACCCGAGCAGCCGATTGGCCCCAAGGTTGAACATCATGTTTGCCATGACATTTTGACGGGCGTCATTCAGATTCCGCCACCAGGGCGCCACGCGGTCAAGCTCTCGTGCTGCTAGATCGATATCGTTCTTCAGCATGAGTGAAATTTCGTCATCGTTGAACGGGCGATCACTCAAGTTTCGCCCAACGCCACCAGTGATCTTACCTACTGTATCGGTATAGATTTTTGAGCGCCTGCCCTCATCAATGATGAGCTGCGCCTCAAGTTTTTCACGATTCATTTCAAGTCCTCTGGCTCTGGCGCATCGGCCTGCCAAGCCTTCCATACGCGAATCAGCTTAATCATCTGAATTGCCAGCACTACAGTGCCAGTCATGGCGCCAACGGCAAGACTGAATGTGCCGATTACACTTTGCACAAGCTCAAGCTTTAACGCCCCACCCGCCGCTGCTGTGCCTGCTGCAACAAAGGTTGCCACCTTTGGGTTATTAGCCGCCTCTTCCACCGCCTGCGCTACGCCGCGCATCACGCTTTCTGGCTCGTTCATACAAATGCCTTTCCAATATTTTCCGGACCCCAGCCACGGCTAGCGCCAGGCACCAGACCGTAACCTGAAAAATCAGCATGGCGGCCCACCAGTAGTAATCTGGCCCATTGCACATAGCTCAATCCCCACATGAAATTGTTGTAGTAGATCGGCGGGGCATAGGCCGTGTAGGCGTAGAAACCTACGCAATTGGCGATCACGGAGACAATGCATAAGGTCTGCGTGTCGTCGCATAAGCGGCCACTAATGAACCGTGGCGCGCAACATAAAATCAGGTAGTCCACTGCTGCGGCGCTCGCGTGGAAAATGGCCATGCCCTCATCGGTATTTGGCATGTCAGCCATAACTTGAGCATGTATCAATGGTGCCAGCAGCAAAACTGCCAGCATCATAAGACGCGAGCGCCAGCCATTCATTTCGACTTCTTAACCGGTTTCTTGCTGTCGGTTGGCTTCGGCTTCTGTTGTCCGCCGCCTGCGCCGGTTGCTTGTGGTTTCATGATGCTTCCTTTCAAGATTGGTTGGTGGAACTATGTTAACACAATGAATCAATTACCTTTCGGCGGCCATTGCTGAGACTGGTAGAGCAAGTTGAGCAATTCATTCGATGGGGCGGGGAGCTTGGAACCAATATTG